CAGGCACAGAGTGTTGGATTTATCCCTTGGGCAACTGTCGTTGATAAACTGGAACCTGAGATTATAGTAGGAAGACAATTCATTGTTTATGTTGCAAAAGTTGACCCCACTGTAAAAAACAAGTATAGTGAGATGTTCGGTGGAGTCACCACACCTGATAAGAAACTCATTCTATGATGAAGTCATATAAGACACCTTTGAGGTATCCTGGCGGCAAGTCTCGTGCTTGCCTTAAGATGGATGTGTATTTTCCAGACCTGAGGGAATACAAAGAATATCACGAACCATTTCTTGGTGGCGGTAGTGTTGCTATTCACATCACTAAGAAGTATCCTCACCTAGACATCTGGGTGAATGATCTATATAAACCTCTATATAATTTCTGGAGAGTGTTACAAGATTCTGGTGCTGATCTTGCTGAGATGATTGGTGAACTGAAGTCTCAGCATCCTGAACCTGTATCTGCAAAAGATTTATTTTTAAAGTCTAAGGAAACTGTAAATGAATATACTGAATCGGATTTATCTCGCGCAGCTGCTTTTTATATTGTCAATAAGTGTTCTTTTTCTGGTCTCACCGAGTCGTCCTCCTTCAGCAAACAAGCAAGTGTCTCCAACTTCTCAATGCGAGGCATCGAAAAACTTCCAGGATACTCTCAACTAATCAAAGATTGGAAAATTACTAACCTCAGTTATGAAAAACTTCTCACAGACACCAAGTCTTGTTTCACCTACCTTGACCCCCCATACGACATACGAGATAACCTTTATGGAAGGAAGGGGAGTATGCATAACGGATTCAACCACGACGATTTTGCTGCCGATTGTGATAGGTCTATTGGTCCTCAACTCATATCTTACAATTCGTCTCAACTGGTCAAAGAAAGGTTCCAAGGGTGGGAAGTAGGAGAGTTTGATCTTACATACACAATGAGATCTGTAGGTGAATATATGCGCGACCAAAAAGAACGAAAGGAACTTTTACTGTTTAATTATGACAAACCCCAATCAGTTATATGAGGATATGGGAAAACTCAATGCACTCTATGAAGAGTTGCTTTGGGACCATGAAGATGTTCTTGAGTTTGTAGCAGATTATAAGAACGATCAGATTATTATCAGGAACAAGACTAAGGACGAATGAAGAAATTAGGGCGTATTTGGAAATATAGTTTAGGTAGTTTTTCTGATGATAAAACTAACCGGTATGATAACTACGTGGTTATGGTACGGACTGCTATATTAATTTCTTATCTCACTACTAATTGTTTTATTATTGCAGGAGTAATCCGACATTGGAATTAAAAGACTGGTTGAATTCTATCAACATTAATAAGAAAGATCTTCGCCTAGAAGATCCTGATGCAAAGTATCCAGCATATATTGTAAATCGCTGCATGTCCGGTCAACTGGACACGGTTCTGTATGCGAATGAAATGAATTTAAATTCACATTTGGACCCTAATCTTCAGTATTCTTTCATGCTAAATAGTGTGAGGAAACGGAAAAGATTCTCTCCGTGGCTCCGAAAGGACGAGATCAGAGATTTAGATTATGTTAAACGTTATTATGGATATAATAACGAGAAAGCAAAACAGGCTCTGAGTATTCTTACCAAAGAACAATTATTATTCATTAAATCTAAATTTGAGACTGGAGGAAAAAGATGATTCAAGAACCTGAAGTTCACTGGTCTGCTGACCAGATGATTGAAATTACGTTAAATGAACCAGATGATTTTTTAAAGGTTCGTGAGACTCTGACACGTATCGGGGTTGCATCCCGTAAAGAGAAAAAGATTTATCAGTCCTGCCATATTCTGCATAAGCAGGGACGATATTACATTGTCCACTTTAAGGAACTGTTTGCCCTGGACGGCAAGCATGCTAACTTGACAGTGAATGATGTCCAGAGACGCAACAGAATTATTCAACTGCTCTGTGACTGGGGTCTGGTTAGTGTTATTTCACCAGAGAAGGTCACAGACATTGCACCCTTGAATCAGATCAAGGTGTTAGCATATAAGGAGAAGCACGAGTGGGTGCTTGAGACTAAGTATAATATCGGTAAGAAGAGGAAAGTAGAAACAACCGAATAAAAACGTAGGGGATTCAACATCCTCTTTTTTTATGTTTTGTGCTTAAATAGTATTGGATGCCTTCGGGGTCCACACAATCTAATCTCGCTTTAAAAGGAGAAGTACAATGGTCAACATTCAGAAGTTTCATTCTGCCGATTTAAATTCTTTGGTAGACCGTATAAATAAGTATAGCATCGGTATGGATGATATATTTGATAGACTATCTCACGTCAATGAAACGCAAGGGAATTATCCTCCATACAATCTAGTCCAAGTCAGTAGCACGGAATCAAGACTTGAACTAGCACTTGCTGGATTCAAACAAAAAGAATTAAATGTTTACACACAAGACGGAAAACTATTTGTTGAAGGAACAAAAGAAGAACCAAAAGAGGAACCAACATACCACCACAGAGGAATGGCTCAGAGATCTTTCACCAGATCTTGGTCACTCGGTGATGAAACGGAAGTTAGATCAGTTACTTTTGAGAATGGGTTACTAGCAGTTGAGTTAAGTAAAGTAGTCCCAGAACATCATCAAAGAAAGGATTGGTTCTAAATAAAGTATATCGTCGTCGCAGACGGAGGGGGAACTGGCAAAATCCAGTTGCAACCCCTCTTTTTTTATGTTATAATACTAGAAGGAAAATACCGATTTATGAGCGTACAAATTGCACTATTAAAGTCCGGTGAGGAAGTCATCGCAGACATCAAGGAGTTTCGCGACTCTGATGATAATCTGGTATCTTATTTTTTTGGTGAACCCCACTGCATTAAAATTAAAACTCAAGAAATTCTGATTGAGGCAGAAAATGCTCCTCCGAAACATGAGTTAATTTTTTATAAGTGGATGGGATTATCCAAGGATAAGGATATCATTGTAAATAAAGATTGGGTGGTCTGCATTGCTGACCCACTCGATTCAATTGTAGAATCTTACGAAAGGAGAAATAGTGGAAGAAACCAACTTAGCAACAGACGAGATGATGTTGCCACCGGACTCGATGATGCCGGAACCGGAACCCCCGACAGTTCAAGTGCTTTGCTTAACGAACAGGCTACTTTTACTGAGCACGATTGAGGAAGTCCTTGCAGATATCGGACAACCCGATTGCAAACTTACAAGACCTTACTTGATTGAAAAAGGAGAACTCACACCTTGGTTGACTGATGTATCAGATGATGAAGTTGTTATGATGAGTTCTGAGAAAATATTGACTATGGTTGGACCCAACCAAAAATTACTTGATGAATATGAGTCACTGACTAAATGAGATTTTACACTAATGTCTATCAGCGATTTAATCAAATGCTGGTACGTGGATACGAAGACGGTAAGCATTTCTCTTATAGAGAAGATTTTTATCCAACCTTCTATGTTCCCTCTAAGAAGGAATCAAAATGGAAAACGCTTGATGGCGAAAGTGTAGAACCAATCAAACCTGGTAAGGTTACAGATTGTAAGGAATTTATAGAGAAGTATAAAGACGTTCATGGATTTGCCGTCTACGGTAATGATCGATATGTTGCTCAGTATATTTCCGAGAAGTATCCTGAGGATGAGATTAAGTTTGATATCTCAAAGATTGGACTTTATACAATTGATATTGAGGTTGCTGCTGAAGAGGGTTTCCCTGACGTATTCAATGTTGCAGAAGAACTTCTTGCTATCACATTGCAGGATGCTGCGACCAAGCATATTACTTGCTTTGCCTCACGACCATTCAATAACACTCGTAAGGATGTCACCTTCGTCTTATGCCATGATGAGTTTGATCTAATCAATAGATTCTTAGACTGGTGGCAGAGAACTGCTCCTGATATCATTACAGGGTGGAACTGTGAACTATATGATATCCCATACATTGTGAGGCGTATTGAGCGTTTGATGGGCGAGAAGGTTGTTAAGAAACTTTCTCCTTGGAACAGTGTCCGTCAACGTGAAATCCAGATGCATGGTCGCACACAGATTACCTGTGAGATGGCAGGCATTTCTGTGGTCGATTACCTTGACTTATATAAGAAGTTTACCTATACTAATCAAGAGTCGTATAGACTAGACCACATTGCATTTGTGGAACTGGGACAACGTAAGTTGGATCACTCTGAGTTTGATACTTTTAAAGACTTTTACACAGGTAACTGGCAAAAATTTATTGAATACAACATTATTGACGTGGAACTTGTTGACCGTATGGAAGACAAGATGAAATTGATTGAGTTGGCATTGACTATGGCATATGACGCCAAGGTAAATTACAACGATGTATTCTACCAGGTACGCACTTGGGATGCGATTATCTATAACTACTTAAAGAAGAAGAACATAGTCATCCCTCCAAAAGAGAGATCTGAAAAAGATTCACAATATGCGGGGGCATATGTCAAGGAACCGCTTCCGGGAAAGTATGATTGGGTTGTGTCTTTTGACCTTAACTCTCTCTATCCTCATCTTATTATGCAGTACAATATCTCTCCCGAGACGTTACAAGATACCAGGCACCCATCAACTACCGTTAATAAAATACTTAATCAAGAACTGATATTTGATGAATATAAAGATTATGCGGTTTGTGCTAATGGTGCAATGTATCGTAAAGACATCAGAGGGTTCTTACCTCAATTGATGGAGAAGATGTATGGTGACCGTGTTATCTTCAAGAAGAAAATGCTTGCGGCAAAGCAGCAGTACGAGAAGACTCCTACTAAAGCACTTGAAAAGGAAATCGCTAGATGTAACAATATTCAAATGGCGAAGAAGATTTCTCTTAACTCTGCTTATGGTGCTATTGGTAATCAATACTTTCGGTATTTTAAACTAGCAAACGCCGAAGCAATTACACTGTCTGGCCAGGTCTCGATCCGCTGGATTGAGAATAAGATGAATAATAAACTGAATAAAATTCTGAAAACGAAAAACACTGATTATGTTATTGCTTCAGATACTGACTCCATTTATCTTAATATGGGTCCTTTTGTTGACTGGGTATTCAAAGACCGAGAGAAAACTCCTGAGGTCATTGTCGATTTCCTTAATAAGGTCTGTGAGGTGGAATTTGAACCTTATATTGAAAGTTCTTACCAAACGTTGGCGGACTATGTAAACGCCTACGACCAGAAGATGCAGATGAAGCGAGAGAACATTGCTGATCGTGGTATCTGGACTGCTAAGAAGCGATACATCCTTAATGTGTGGGACAGTGAAGGTGTGCGATATGCAGAACCTAAACTGAAAATCATGGGTATTGAAGCAGTCAAGTCATCCACACCTGCACCTTGTCGTCAGATGATTAAGGATGGTCTGAAACTGGTGATGAGTGGAACAGAAGATGAGGTGATTGAGTTCATTGAAGGTTCCCGTAAGAGTTTCAGAGCACTACCAGTTGAGGAAATATCTTTCCCTAGATCTGTCTCTAGTGTGACCAAGTATAAAGGTATCAATACAATCTATGCAAAGGGAACTCCAATGCATTGTCGTGGTGCTTTGCTCTATAACTTCTATATAAAAGAGCGTGGTTTGGATAAGAAGTATGCTCCTATACAAAACGGAGACAAGATTAAGTTCTGCTATCTGAAGAGTCCAAACCCGACTAGGGAGAATGTAATATCCTTTATCCAAGACTTCCCTAAGGAACTGGACTTGGAACGATACGTCGATTATGAGATGCAATTCAATAAGGCATTTCTTGATCCACTCCGTGTGATCCTAGATGCTATCGGGTGGTCTGTCGAAAAGAAAATAAGTTTAGAGAGTTTCTTTTCGTGAGTAAATACATTGTTCGCTGGTCCGAACCAGGAGATCTTTCTCCCCGACAAGAGAGCAGATACTTTGAAGATGAGACCAATGCTAAATGGTTTGCAAAAGAACTAAAAAAGAGTTATAATTGGGTTATCTGCACAGAATCAAAAAACGTAATGGAGTAGAATGGATCTTCCTATCAACGACAAAGAATTGAATACTATTATTAGTGCTATGCGTCTCGGGGGAGATGCTGCACTTTATCAAAAACTAAAAAGGATTAAGGATATCCGTGATGCTAACCCAGGCGGACCTTATAAAAAAATTGCCCGTGAAGAATTTGGAATTGCATTGTAATGGATTTTTTAAAAGAAATTGTAAAAGAGATTGGAGATGACTACACCCAACTCGCATCAGACATCGACGACACAGAAACCTTTGTGGACACGGGTTCTTACGTTTTTAATTCACTGGTCTCAGGTAGCATATTTGGTGGTGTTTCTGGGAATAAGATTACTGCCATTGCTGGTGAGTCTTCTACTGGGAAGACTTTCTTTAGTCTCGCTGTGGTTAAGAATTTTCTGGATAGTAATCCTGACGGTTACTGTTTGTACTTTGACACTGAAGCAGCAGTTAATAAGTCTCTTCTTACAAGTCGTGGCATTGACTTAACCAGACTGGTTGTTGTCAATGTTGTTACGATTGAACAGTTTAGACAGAAAGCACTACAAGCAGTAGACATATACTTAAAAAAATCTGAAGAAGAGCGCAGACCCTGTATGTTTGTGTTAGACTCTCTTGGTATGCTTTCCACAGAGAAGGAGATCAGAGATGCTCTAGACGATAAGCAAGTCAGGGACATGACTAAATCTCAACTTGTCAAGGGAGCATTTCGTATGCTCACACTCAAACTTGGTCAAGCAAAAATTCCACTAATTGTCACCAATCATACCTATGATGTCATCGGATCTTACGTTCCCACCAAAGAAATGGGTGGAGGCAGCGGCCTTAAATATGCAGCGTCTACGATCATCTATCTCAGCAAAAAGAAAGAAAAGGATGGAACAGAAGTCATTGGAAATCTTATTAAAGCTAAGACAGCAAAGTCGCGTTTGAGTAAGGAGAACAAAGATGTTACGGTACGTCTTTATTACGATGAGCGTGGTCTTGATCGATATTATGGTCTTCTTGAACTCGGTGAGATTGGCGGACTTTGGAAGAACGTTGCCGGACGTTATGAAATAGACGGTAAGAAAGTCTATGCCAAGGCAATCTACAAAGACCCAGAAACATACTTCACTCCAGAAGTAATGGAGAAACTGGATGTAATTGCAAGAGAGGAGTTTAGTTACGGTTCATGATTAAGGTTCTTAAAACTGAAATCAACGTCAGCAAAGTAGTTGAACAACTTAAGAAGTATCCACAGGATTGGGATCACCAGAAGACTCTGGAAGGATCTCAATCCTTAGTTGATAGGGGATTTGCAGACTTGCCAACCAGCGCACTTCAACTTATAATGGGTGGAGTCAAAACCAAAGAAGACTTTGTTGGAGACTCGGAGATCAACATCAAAACACCAGCCCACGCACATCATAGTGAGATCCGAAAGATCATACGCAAGCAATTCAAGAATGCAGACATTCATAGATGCGGTTTTCTTTCACTTCCTATTGATGAGATTGTTGGGGCTCATATTGATGAAGGAACATACTATCTGAGCAGAAACAGATATCACCTTTCAATACTTGGAAGGTATCAATATTTCTGTGGCAAAGAAACTGTCATTGTTGAACCAGGAACTCTTCTTTGGTTCAACAACA